ATCATGACCTCTGCAACCTTTGACCGCTTCGACATCAAAGAAGCACACTTTCTCTTTTGGAGTGAGCATCATCACGGAATAGCCTCAGAAGGCTATGCAAAGCTTTGTAAGGCTTTGAGTAACTTCTCACCTTCTCCTTTGTTCTCTTGGGAGTCTCTCTCAGATAACGCAAAGGATATTTACAGGAACCTCTGCGAGCGTGAGTCTGAACAATGCGAATACGACTCTTTGAAGTATCTACTAGAGAAGAACGACTGGGACACTGATGATGACTGCGTGAGTTGGTTTGTCGATAGGTATAACGATTGCAAAGAGGATCTTTGTAATTACGACAGATCAGATTTTGTGAACAACGATATGTGCTATACAAGAGATCTCCTTAACTTCTACAGGAATAACGAAGAATCTGTGCTCTCTTGGTGTGATCAACTCTGCGATGCGTACGGATACACTCATAGGCTGCAACTTCTAGAAGGTCAAACAGTAGGAGACCCTGACGACTTCGCTACTGGTCTTGTAAACGCAGCCATGACATATTTAGGTAGTGAGCTACATCTACTAGTCGAAGATAATGCGTGATCTTTACATCTCCGTAGGACTATTCTTTATCCCTGTTCTTGTCACTGTCCTAGGCCTACTTAGAGCCCAATAAATATACCTAACAGGCTCCCATCTTGGGGGCCTTTTAATTGTATTTAGTTATTGAGAACGATTCTCAATAGCAATAAGACTGGGTTCGGTTATTGAGAATGCGACTCAATAGCAGAAAGGGGACTACTATCACGCCACGGGGCACAAAGCAGTAGTCCCAGGTATTTCCACTTAGATTGCCTTTTAGAGACTTGTCTTCAAAGATGCTAGTCCCAGCCAACGCCAAGGAGAAGTTTTACGCACCGCTTAAGCAAGTGGCTGCTCAGTATGTACCGCTACTGATGGCTCGGATGCGGGTGCTACAAGGTCGAGCCAATCAAGCTCTTGAGTTCTTGGATTGTGAGGGTGATCCCATTGATGAGCAGCACGGGATCGAATACCCAGATGATGTTGTTGCAGTGGTAGAGGCACAATCCGTACTACACAAGTCAGTGCTAGAAGCAGGGATGTGCCAGTCGTTAGTCGGTGCATTCGCTGATCTGTTGGAAGAGGACTACCAAAAGATCAAGGAAGGTCGTTGTTTCTTCCTCAATGAGGAGGGAGACTTCGAGTCTTTGTATGAGGATGATGAATCAAACGACTTTCCTTGGTCTCAGGAGTGATCCTCAACCGTAACAGGAGAGGGGTCTACAAGCCTCTGTAAGACCTCTTCGACCCCAAACTGGTGGGTATACCCCAAGATCACGTCAAACACGGCTTGTAGGCGCTCTGGGGCGTCAATGAGAGAGTCTTTGAACCTCTCGTTCTCCCAATAGGCACAAGCACAGGCTTTGATGATCTCATCACGAGAAGAGTTCAAGAAGCTTCAGCTCCCTCCAACTCATTAAGGATCTCAAGTGCCTCCGGGAATAGGTCGTACACCGCTTCCATGTAGCCTTCCCAGTAGTCACGATCTCGCTCACAAAGAGGCTGTTTGAGTTGTTGCCTTGGGTATTCAAGCAACTCAAGAATATCAGCCATTGTGTAGCCGATTACACCATCATCAAGATGAATAGGCATCACTTCTCATCCCACAGAGAAGGATCGTAGTAATCATCTTCTGTAGCTTTTTCTTTATCTTCGTCTTCTTCTTCTTTATCTGAAGGATCATCCCAAATACTTCTCAAAAACTGATCAAGTTCAATTGGATCAGGAATAAACGTTGCATACCAATGATCATGAAGTAACTCTTGTTTTTGAGTTAACTCTTGGGAAGTCATTTGTAGTGGCCTTTAAGTGGCAGCGAAAGAAACTCTTTTAAAACGGTTTAAAACCTCTTTAAAAGAGCTCTTTAAAAGGTAATGAGAGAGGTCTCTTTTGTCTACCCCTTAAGAGGTCACTTAAAAAGCTGTCACACCTCTCTGATTGGACGTAAGCACCGCAGGTACCTTCTGTGAGTCCTTTCGCGTCATCGAGATGCAAGTCCAAGGAACACTGACTGGGTGGATCCCTGACTTCTACGACACTCCTACCTACAACGGGGAGCCCTGTGATTTCCGTTTGAAGGTCCTCGTGCAAGAGGCTGATGAGCTGCTGGAAGAGCTCAGCGAGGAGTACGACAAAGCCTGTGCTTGGTGGCGTGATGCCACGGGGCGTAAGAGCTTTTACGATGCTCCGTTTGAAGCCAACGAAGATGGCTCAGTGGTGGTGAAGATGACCGCCAAGCTGTCTTACGAGGAGTTCCCACTGCCGGTGGTGGATAGCGAGCTGCAACCCATTGCTCGTGATTTGAAGCTGCGTGAGGGCTCTGAGGTGCTCGTAGCCATCAAGCCTACGTTCATCCCTCGTAAAGCGCCTAAGGGAGGCCTCAGGCTGTGTCCTAAGGGCATCCAGGTGTTGAAAGCTGTGACTATCACGGGCACTGACCGTGGTGATTTCGACATCTCGAAGGCTTTTTCAAAGCAAGCTGGCTTCAAACAAAGCAAGCCAAATCTGCAAGAACTTGCTACTGTGTCTGGCGAAGATCCTGACTTTTGAGTAAGTGGCCCGACGATTCCACAAGTACGGCAAACGCCAAGCTGACGGTTTTCGTTCGGGCTTTGAAAGTCGTGTAGCAGAGGATCTCACGGAGAACGGGGTGTATTGGGAGTATGAGCAACGCAAGTACAACCTTGTGATTCCCAGGAGCTACACCCCTGACTTCGTATTGGGCAACGGTGTTGTCCTTGAGGTCAAAGGCTATTTCGATGCAGAAGATCGGAGACTCATCAAGCTGTTCAAAGAGCAGCACAGTGATGTGGACATCCGAATGGTTCTGCAAAAACCGCATCAAAAGCTCAGTAAAGGCGGGAAAAGCTCCTACGCCGACTGGTGCGACAAGTACAATGTCCCCTGGTGTGAGGGACCTTCTCTACCTCGTGATTGGACTCTGTTATAGTCTGATCGGACATAGAGAAAGGACCTAGGCCTCCAGGGGAGTAAACCCTTGGAGGTCTTTTTATGTCTCGCGTTGTCGGCAGATCAAGCTGCCCACGGTGTGGATCACGCGACAACGTTGCTGTCTACGACGATGGGGGACAGCACTGCTTCACCCCTGGTTGTAGTTATCACCTTTCTCCTTCCTCATCGTTTCCGATGTCTGTCCCTGTCCAAACTGAGTCCCATGAAATCGACCCGATCATTGGTTCCTATGAAGCCATCCCAAGTCGGGGGATCTCGGAGACTGATTGCAAGTTCTTTGGGTACTTCAAGGGTACCTATGGCGACAGTAAGGCTTACTTCTGGCCCATCTACGACAAAGACCGTCGTCTCACTGGTTACAAGATTCGTAAACCAAACAAGAGTTTTATCCAACACGGCTCCAATCCTGACCATACGTTTCTCGGGCAAGAGAAGTGGAACGGTGGCAAGCTGCTGGTTATCTTTGAGGGCGAATACGATTGCCTCAGCTACGCAGCAGTACGGAAGAGCTGGCCGTGTGTATCGCTACCGAATGGCGCTGACTCTGCGGAGAAATCCATTCGGAGTAATCTCGATTGGCTTTTGAAGTTTGAAGAGATCATCTTGTGTTTTGACAACGATGATCACGGACAGAAAGCCGTTAAGAAAGCCGTACAGCTCCTGCCTCCACGGGTAGGAAAGATCGGCAAGATTGAAAAGTACAAAGATGCCAACGAGGCTCTTGTAGCTGGCGACAGCAAAGCCATCATGCAGATGGTGTGGACAGCTGCTGAATACGAGCCAGACGGGATCATCAGCGGTACCAAGCTGCTTGAGATGGTCCTAGAAGACCCCAAGATTGAGAGCGCTCAATATCCCTACAAGTTCCTAAACGACAAGCTTCACGGCCTTCGTCGAGGGGAGCTCGTTACTATCACGGCAGGTTCTGGGATCGGGAAAAGTACCTTTGTATCAGAAATTGCGCATGACTTGCTCACTAATCAAAACGAAACAGTGGGCTACGTCGCTCTTGAAGAAAACATCCGACGCACTGCACGGCGGTTTGTCGGTATGGAACTCAATTATCCAATCCACATTGACCGGGGTCATTTCACCGATGGACAAATCGAAACCGCTTTTGAAAAAACTCTTGGAACGGGCAGGCTATACCTGTACGACCATTTTGGCTCTCTCGACCCTACCGTTCTGCTTAACCGTATACGTCATTTGGTTACTGGTTGCGGGTGCAACTGGATCGTATTTGATCACCTATCGATTCTTGTCTCAGGTCTGGACCAAGGTGATGAAAGAAGAGCCATCGATCAAACGATGACAAAACTACGAAGCTTTGTTGAAGAAACAGGCTGCGGGATGCTTTTGGTGTCACACTTACGCCGACCTACAGGCGACAAAGGCCATGAGAACGGAGCCCAAACTTCACTCAGTCAACTTCGCGGCAGCGCTGCTATCGGCCAACTTAGTGATATCTGTATTGGGCTTGAGCGCAATCAGCAATCTCAGGGAGACTCAAACGGAACTGTTGTCCGTGTGCTCAAGAACCGATTCACTGGCTGGTGTGGTGTATCGGGATCGGTGAAATACAGCGAAAGTACAGGCAGAATGTTGGAGTTTAAAGAGAGCGGTGTGAAAAGTTCCGCTGAGTTTGATGATTCTTTTGAAACCGACTTTTGATGTCCACGTTTCGGAGATGAACTCGCTTAAGGTTACGGCTCTTGCTGTGACCGAAAAGGCGAAGAGGCATCTCCAGTCCTTTTTCAAGTCCAATGACAGCTACCATCAACTTTCCTACGAAAGGCTCGAAGACTTCTTCGACTTCTGCTACAGCAGGCGACTTGAGCTCTTTATCGACGATAACGTTCGATGTGGAGACCAATGCCCTCAATGTGAGGGACGTCACTACGATTCACTGCTGTGCGATCCACACGGGGAACCAGACGCAGCTGCTTAAAGACCCGAAAAAGTGGCTGGAGATCCTTGAAAACGCAGAGGTCCTAGTCGGGCACAACATTATTCAGTACGACATCCCTGCGATCCAGCAGGTGTACCCAAAGTTCAAGCCAAAGGGAAAGATCATTGACACGTTGATCCTGTGTCGAATGCTGTATCCCAACATCTTGGATAACGACTTCAAAAAGAAGTGGGAGGGTATGCCGATCCAGATGTACGGACGACACAGCCTTGAGGCTTACGGTTACCGCCTTGGACACAGCAAGAAACACGCAGATCTAACTGACTTCAGCAAGCTGACTGACGAGCTAGCTGAGCGATGTGTCTGCGATACGGAACTAAATGTTAAGCTTTGGCACAGGTTGCAACCTAAGGCCAGCAGCATCCCTTGTGCCGTTGACCTTGAGATGAGATTTGCAAGTCTCGTCGCCCTGCAGGAAAGATCTGGCTTTGCTTTCAACGTTCAAGGGGCGTTGGAACTTGAATGCGAGATCAATGGACAACTGAATACTCTCAACGAGCGCTTGAGACAACGGTTCCCGTTCGTTGACGGAGGGCTCTTCACCCCAAGGCGTAAAGACTCTTCCAGAGGATATGTGGAAGGGGCGACTATGTGCCGTCTCAAAGAGTTGAATCCCAACTCCCGAGACCACATTGCTTGGGTGTTACAGAACCATCTGGGGTGGAAGCCAGAGGAGTTCACCGAATCGGGGAAACCCAAGGTGGATGAAACGGTTCTGTCGAAGATCCCTGGAGCTGAGGATTTCGTTGAGATCCTTACGCTTCAAAAACGTTTGGGTCAACTCAGCACAGGCAACAACGCCTGGTTGAAACTCGTCGAGCGTGACAACAGGATTCACGGCAGTGTGATTACTGTTGGCTGCGCAACGGCCCGCTGTGCCCACGTCAGCCCCAATATGGCCCAGGTACCTGCTGTCAGGTCAGCCCTGGGACCGGAGTGCCGAGCTCTGTTTGGACCTGGCCGCCTCGGGGGAGGTGGAAGCACCAAGCAGGTTGGCGTGGACCTCAGCGGTATCGAAGCTCGCTGTTTAGCTCACTATTTGTGGCCTCTTGATGGAGCAGCGTTTGCTAATGAAGTATTGAACGGTGACATCCACACGGCGAATCAGAAGGCCGCAGGACTCTCATCACGAGACCAAGCCAAGACCTTCTTCTACGCTCTGATGTATGGAGCCGGGGCTGAAAAGCTTGGACTTATTACTGGTCAAGATGGCAAGAAGCTGAAGCGTAAGTACTTCCGCAATATGCCTGCTCTTGCAAAGCTGACTGAAGCGGTGACGAATAAAGCAGAATCTGAAGGATTTGTTAAGGCTTTAGATGGTAGACGGATACAAATCCGGTCCTCACATAGCTCACTTAACTTCCTTCTTCAGAGCGCAGGGGCCATAATCAGCAAGCTTTGGTACATCACCTGTTTCGATGAACTCACGAAAGCAGGTCTTGTCTACGGCACTGATTGGTCATTCCTGGCTCACGTCCATGACGAGATTCAATTCGCAGCCCTCGAACAACACGCAGAGCGAGTCGGAGAACTTGCAGTTAGATCTGCTGCCTTGGCAGGAACAGCACTTGGATTCCGTGTTGAAGTCGGTGCGGAGTACAAAGTTGGGGACAACTGGGCAGAGTGCCACTAAGACTTGCAAGATCTGCAAGCAAACAAAACC